CAAAAAGACGTGTTTCGGATTTAACATTAGTCCTAATTGTATTTATTATAGGACTATCTATAGTAGCAGCAACAGAACACATTAAATATACCAATCTTACTGATAAATGTGTTCAATATGAAAAGGCACTTGTTCAGAATGAGCAAACTTTGAATCAGATAGAAAATGCTTATGATAAAAACATAAGGGATTCTATAATAAGATTAAAACCAGAACTTGACCCTAATTTCATTAATCAATTACAGACATCAGTTAAAACCTATTCAAAGCAGTATAATTTACCGCCGGAACTTGTTGTAAGCGTGATATATAGAGAATCAACATTTAAGCCAACCGTTGTCAGTAGCGCTAAATGTATAGGGTTAATGCAGATAAATCCAAAGGCACATGCAGATAAAATTAAAGTAATGGGCATAACTCGTAATGAAATATTTCACATTGACAATAATATTCATTTAGGTTGCTGGATACTCAGGGATTACATAGACAAGTACAAGAGTGTTGATAAAGCATTAAAGAAGTATGTTGGAGGTAATCTATCCGGTTATGTCAGTGATATTCTCAAAACATACTCAAATTTAATGGTAAAAATATAGTAAATTATTCTAAATAGAGGTGAATAAATAAAAACTGTTATAAATAATAGGTACTATGAGTATACGATATAGCGACTATGTGAAGAGACCATTTGAAGAACACAGTTATTTACCTGAAGAAATACTTGAGTTATCTAAATGTTCCAATAATATCAAACCCTTCCTAAAGCATGTGAGAATTGTCCACCCCGACCGTGGTAAGATCACATTTAAACCTTACAAATTCCAGAAAATAATACTAAAAACCGTGAAGGACAACCGGTTTACCTGCGTTTTATGCAGTAGACAAAGCGGAAAGTGTGTTTATTCTGAGTCGCTTATAACAATTAGGAATAAGATTACAGGTAAAATTGAAAAGGTTTCTATAGGAAATTTTTTTGATAATGTTAAAGATAAACAATAAAATAATAGAATTTGATGGTGATTATTGGCATGGTGAAGCAAGAGGAAATAAAAAACGTGATAAAATTCGTGATGAAAAAATAAAAGAAGCGGGATATAAAATATTGCACATACGGGAGAAGGATTATAATAACAATCCTAAAACAACTATTGAATGTTGTTTGAATTTTATTTATGGATAAAAAGTTCACAGAGATGTACAACACAACAGATTATGAAGTGCTAACGAATACCGGATGGAAAGAATTCGATGGTGTTGGCGAAACGGTTCCTTATCAAGTATATGAAATTATTCTTGATAATAACCTATCACTTAAATGTGCTGATACTCATATATTAATGAATGATGATAATGAATTATTTGTTGAGGATATATCTATTGGTGATATTGTTGACACATCTAAAGGTAAATCACCAGTAAAAGAAATAATAAAACATAATGAACATGTACCAATGTATGATTTAATGAATGTTGATGGTTCTGTTTATTATACCAATGATATATTGTCACATAATACCACCGTGGTTTCAATCTATGCTCTATGGTATGCTATTTTTCACGATAACAAGAATATAGGTATCGTTTCAAATAAAGAAAAATCGGCTATAAGTATTCTTACCAGATTGAAGGAAATATATGAAGAACTGCCAGTATGGCTAAAGCCTGGTGTGAAGCAATATAACAAGATGTCAGTACACTTTGATAATGGAAGTAAGATATTCGTATCAACAACATCAGCAGACGCCTTCCGTGGTGAACCTCTTAATCTTTTGCTTGCGGATGAAATTGCGTTTGTCCCAAAGGGTATTGCAAATGATTTCTGGGCAGCTAACTATCCAACAATATCTGCATCAAAAGAAGCAAAAATTATAGTAATATCCACACCCAATGGAATGTTTAATTTATTCCATAAGTTATATAGTGAAGCTGAAAATAAGATTAATGATTTTATTGCCTTGAAATTTACATGGAAAGATGTTCCTGGTAGAGATGAGGCATGGGCAAAACAGCAGTTGAAAAATATAGGTAAAGTTAAATTTGTACAGGAATTTAATGTTGAATTTCTAGGCTCAACCAATACAGTAATCGATTCAGATGTATTAAGTGTATTATTCACTCAATATAAAGAACCTATTTTGATTGAACTTGAGAATAAATTCCGCATTTATGAAAAACCGATTGAACATGCTTTATATGTAATAGGGGTGGATGTAGCCAAGGGGACAGGTGAGCATTATTCAACCATGCAAGTAATTAAAGTAATAAATTTAAACCCAATAAAACTTGAGCAGGTCGCAGTATATGAAAGTAATTTAATTGATGTATATTCGTTTACTGATATCATACATAGAACGGCTATATATTATAACAACTCTTATGTGTTAGTTGAGAATAACGCAGAAGGGGCCGCTGTTGTTAATAAATTATGGTGGGAATTAGAATACACCAACATGGTTAACAGTGGAAGTAAAATAAGTGACCTTGGGGTACGAGCAACTAAAACCACAAAACCAAAAGCGGTATTGTTGATGAAAAAACTTATTGAGGATAACAATTTAAGTATCATCGATTTAGAAACCATAAATCAGTTAGGCTCATTCATAGAAAAAGGTAATAAAATGTTTGGAAAGGATTTGGATGATGACCTTGTGTCTGGCTTATACTGGTCAACCTATATATTTTTAATGGATATACTTGATGAAACCATATCATTAGAAGCAAAAAGCGTGGAGGATGAAGGCTGGGGTGTGCTATCAGCAGTCAATATCGAGGAGGATAATTTTGATTGGCTCCTTGAGATAAATAATTAAACCTCCACAAGATATGTCCTACCATCAAACTCAACATCAAAATAACCATCTGCTATAACAGCATCCGTAATACCTTCCCAATCAACACTAATATGGTCCTTTATAAAATAAGGCACATCTTTCAATACATCACTTACATAATCATCATAGCCATCTTTGATATCATCGACTAAATAACAAGCATCAATTAATACACCATTTCTTTTCCATGTAGGAGAATCACTTGCGGCTGTTCTAAGGTCAATCAATTCATCATATTCATCAGCATTTTCTTCATTCCAATCATAATATTCATCAGCATTTTCTTCATTCCAATCATATATTTTTTGGTCACGCACATCAGTTGACAAATCGGCACATTCTTCATCGATTACTTCCAATTCATCCTCAAGTTCATCTATTCGATCAATAATATCACTGACTTGTATTCGTCCTTTTACTGGGTTTATCATCATCATTATTCTCCTTCCTTATTTTCTGCTTCATCTTTTGCCCAACATTTAGCACACAATGCGACCCCTCGGATTTAACTATCAATCCATCCGTGGAACCACAATCAAAACACAAACTTTCAAGGTCTTTATTTTTTCTTGCTTTGATATTGCCGCTGTCCATAAAACCTAGATTATCTGCCATACGGCATAATATCCTTGCACTATGTGTATTACTTGAAAACATTTCAAGTTCTCCTTTACCTACCAAATAACAATTGGCCTTCATTTATGCCTTCATCACTAATAGCCCATCCAAATTCATGACCTGGTTCATAATTCAAGATTAGCCCTTTTTTCTCCAGGGAGGACATCAATCCAGCGGCCTGATGCTTACTAAAACCACCCGCTGTTAAATCAGTCTCATTAAACCATGAACAATTATCATCCAACAAATCCTTCGGTTCGTCTCCACCCATCTGCTGTAGTGCTTGGTCGATGATTGTCATAAATGCCTTAGTTTCTTTTACTGTTAATGTCATCTCTTTCACCTCACTTTCAAGGACAATATAACTCAAATAATAAACAATGTCAAGAAAAAAGTATTATAAAACATAAATACAAATAGAATATTACTGATATGTTAATAAGGATTAAACTATGAAAAAAGAAGAATTAATAGAAAAGGTATTACGTAGACTTGGGTATCCAATGGTAAAGGTCGAATTAGACACCACACAAATAATTGACCATATTGATTATGCAAGGCAGCAGTATATTAAATGGGCCATAGGTAACTCAACCAGTGAGATATATTTTACATTAATGTTGTCGGGTGGTCAAGCTCAATATGAAATGGATAGTGATGTGGTTAGCATTCTTGGATATGAGTCCAATCAAACAGGTAGTATTAACACACTGTTCACCATGGAGAACTTTCTTAACTCAAGGGGCGCGTATGATGCACTAAAAGGTGGAGATGCATACTCACTTGTTTCATATCATTTAGCCAGAGATTTTCTTGACACTGTTAGAAAGTATGCAGTGGATTCTTATACATTCGTGTACCATAAATATACCAATATGCTGGAGATAAAACCAACGCCTCCTACTGGATACACTCTTACTATAGATGATGTTGATTACGACTCACCAGGCTTCATCCTGGTGAGAGCCTACAGTGTTGAAGGCGATAATACAGATATATACGGTGAGCCATGGATACTGGATTATGTCACAGCAATGAGTAAAATGACCTTGGGTAGAATAAGAATGAAGTTTGCCCAGTTTGGTTCAATAGGTAACAGTGGAATATCATTGGATGGTGATGCTCTTATGTCTGAGGGCAAAGAAGAAAAGGAACGACTTGATGAACAACTTCGAGAGGAAGAATCAGATGTTGGATATGACATAAGCATTGGATTCTAAGTATTTGATATTAAAGGGCATTTGATTATGAGATTATTAAAACATTTAAATGAAGCAGTAAAAATTGATAAAATTGCTTATACAAACTGGAAAAAAGAACATGATGAAATAGAAAACCTTGTTAATTCAACAAATACTATTTTACAGAAATTCACAAAAGATAGCAGTGGTGGATGTTCTGATGAAGTACGAAACAGTACTGCCTTTAAAAAAGCGAAAAATAACTTTAACATAGCCTTTAAAAAATCACAAAATTTTGCTAAAAAGGCTCCTAAAGGATTTTTGAAACAAATATCAATGGATCATAGAGCTAGTTGGCGAAATAAGTAAATGATAATAAAGGTATATGGATAAAACATGAGATTTGAAAAATATTTACAAGAAAAATATATGGGTAGTAGTAAAGCGACATATGGCGCCGGCAGAAAAAAGTTAATTTCAATATATATGAACCCAACATCATTAGAATTAAAAATGGCAGTAGAAGAATCACGTGATAAAGACTTGAGGTTTTTAGCTGATAATTTAAATAAAA